AGAAGGTGGAGTGGGGTCAGGGCATCTGGCATGTGTTCTTCTTCCAGACGGAGGACGAACTCACGGGCGAGGTGACACACCCGAAGCTCTGGACGAAGCGCATGATCGCTGACGCGAAGCGCATCGACCCGGAAGACTTCGCTTGCCAGCAGCAGAACAACCCGGGCTCTGGCGACCGTGCTCCCATCGTCGAATCACAGATTCCGCACCTCTACGTCTCGTACAACGACTTCTCCTACCTCGTGCAGGTGAAGTGGGCGACGATCCACATCGACACGGCGTTCAAGACGCCGGACACTGTCCGCTCCGGTGATGACAGCGCAATCGTCGTGTGGCTCTCGGACGCGAAAGAGAACGGCGTGCTCTACCTCGACACGTCGCTCCTGTACGCCTCGAACGAGGATCGCGAAGAGCAGTTCAACGAACGGCTGGTGAAGACCTGCTTGAATCTCCGTCGGCGTGGCTACTGGATTCGCGCCATCACCGACGAGATGGAGCCGGGTGGAAAGGCAGGCACCTACAAGAACCGCATCCTCGCGGTCCTCTCGGGTGCAGGCATCGAACTCGGCACGAACAACTTCATCCAACTGAATCGCAAGATTAACAAGAAGGCGCGTATCCGAACTGGCGCAGGCAACTGGGCCGAGGGATACGTCCGCATCCTCCTGAACCGTAGGGAAGATGGCGTGTGGGATGTTCCTCTGGTCGTCCGCAAGATGGTCAACCAGATTCTCCACATCGACCGCCCCGGTCACGACGATCTCGCGGATGCCCAAACTGACGGCTTCATCCCGCAGCTTTGGACACGTCCCACAACGAACCCCGGTCTCATCAGCGACGAGGGAGCAGTGGCCCCTCGGCCTTGGGATGAGGAACTGAAGGGTTTCGGGAAACCGCTCTCGACTGAAATGCTCCTCGCACTCATCGACGAACAGAAGGCGATGAAGGAGGAGGGCCTCGATGACGGCGTGCGTGGGCGAGACTATCTCGACCCGGACGACGATAACGCGTGGGTCAACAGGATGGTCGGAGCAGATCGCAACAGACTGGGTCTCTAACCCGGAGGTACCATGGTTCTTAGCCTCGGTTCATTCGTCGCTGCATTCGTGTTCGGTTTCGGAGCGTCTCTCGGCTGGACCCTGATGCAGGGTCTCATCGGCCTGCTCAGGCGCTAGCCGGATCAACCTATAGCTCTTTGCAGGAGGGCAAGTGGGTCACAAGACAAAAGAAGCTCGTTCTACGTGGTATAAGGAACATCCAGAACAAAGAGAGCGGTCAAGGCAGCGTCGGAGACTTGGCCGGGAGCAAAAACTAGAGTACATTCGCACGAAGAAGAATCATCCGTGCATGGACTGTGGTGGAAAATTCCCGCCGATCTGTATGGACTTCGATCACGTTCGCGGCATCAAACTCCTCAATCTCTCGAAGGCTTCCGACGATAATTGGGCGAAAGCTAAGATTGATGCGGAGATTGCGAAGTGTGACGTCGTTTGTGCGAACTGCCACCGCATCAGAACATGGGCTCGTGCTGAGGGCAGCCGAGTAGCCCTGCAAGCTACTCTTCTGGGATCGTTACCCAGCGGGTCCACCAATTTTGATCCCCAGTCAGCTAACCGGTAGGCTACTCGGCTCTGAACCGAGCAATGGAGGTTCGACCCCTCCTAGGGGAACCATCTCCAGCAGGAGAGAACCGATAGGAGGTAGCGTGAACACGATTCTCCTCCTCATCATCTTGTTCCTCCTACTTCACCGAGATCGGTGTCCGCAGAGGAACAAGCCGGTTACCTTCACGATTTCAAATGTGAGAGGTAGCCACAACATCGCGGTCTCCTTTAGAGACCGGGAGGCAACACATGGCGAAGTTCACTGTCAAGAATCTTCAGGCTGACCACCTTCTGGAGGTCCTGTTCCGTGCTGCAACCTTCTTCACCATCACGGTGACGTCGGGTGACGGCGGAACTGTCTCCCCCTCGGGGACGGTCTCGGTTGCGGCTGGCGCTGACCAGACGTTCGAGATCACCCCGGATGCCGGAAAGGAGATCGACAAGATTCTCCTCGATGGTGTCGAGCAGGTTGTGGACCCCGCCTAGTTTCAAACATCGGCCGGTCCCCTTCGGGGGATCGGCTGGTTCTTACTTTAGGGAAGTAGCGCAGAGGTAGCGTACCTGTTTTGGAAACAGGTGGTCGCGGGTTCGATCCCCGCCTTCCCTACCAGCCGAGGGAGCACATGCCAAGACGAATGGTCCTTGATCCAGAACCCATCGGAGGAGGTAACCCCCGAATGCAGCTTCTCTACACGCTTCGCCCTGCCGGTGACGACATCGACCTCGGCGATCAGTCCGACGCAACCTTCGTTTCCTCGACGCTCCAGCTTCCGACGATCCGTGTCCTCTCCGCACAGGCGCTGGTCGCCGACACTCACACGGACGACAACGCTCTGATCCAGTACGTTATCGTGCGTGCCCGCGCCAAGGTGACGAACCCGCAGTCGCAGACTGAGGCCAAGCTCTCGCTCGCGTACGACACGGGCGAGTTCGTCGAGTACCCGGTCGCAATGTGGGGCACCTCCTTCGAGGAGCGCGTATCGGACCCGATCTACAAGTCGCCTCTCGATGAGGACTGGACCCTTGCGGCAGTGCTCGCACTCTTCCTCGGTTCGCAGGTCAAGGCACAGAAGACGCAGGGTGGCCCGAACGTGACCTTCGCTGGTTCGGAACTGGCACTCGACGTCTATGGCATCCCGTCGGCTGAACTGAGCCCGCGCAAGTTCGAGTCTGGTGTGTACCGCCTCGTCCTCGATAGCGTGCCTTACGTCTCGCACCTCTCGGTCGCAGAAACGCGAGCCGTCCACATTGCGGCGCAGAAGTCGGGCATTGCCCTGACCCTGAGCGCCCTCGTGCTGGACAACGGCTCGTATTCCTCGGGTGACTCGTACGAGATCAATTCGACGTATCAGGGTCTTCTCGATGCCATCGCGAGCGGTGGCGGGGGTGCCCAGCTTCCACCGGAGGTCTAATGCCTGTCACTCACAACGTAACCAATAGAGGTACCGGCTCCGGTGTGAGTGTGATCTCCTTCAACACGACTGTGGGGGCTGGCGATAATCTCGCCGCCCTCATCGGCATCACTTGGGAAGCCCTCGACGTAGACGTGTTCACGGACACTGTTACCTTTGCAGGCCTTCCCGCGACGTTCATCCAGTTGGTGCAAAACGCAGCAGGTTCTTGCGAGCAGTATCTCGCGGTGGGCTTCGTAGCGGGTTCACGCAACTGTACGGTGACGTGGTTTGGACCGGGAACGATCATCGGCTGTGTCGGCCTTGAAGTGATGAACGATGTCGTTCAGGCAACTCCTATCGGCGCGAAGGGAACGAACCACGGTGATCCTACCGCTGGCCCCTGCACCGTTGCTCTAGTCGGAACGGTTGATGGCAGCATGATCGTCGATACGATCATCGTCAACGAGTCCAGCCTCACCTCAGTCACTCTTGACCCATCTCAGACGATCCGATGGAACCTCAACACCGGACCTAGCCCGACTCGCCACTTTAACGGTGGCTCAACGAAGTCTGGCTCCGGTGGCGCGATCTCGATGCAATGGACCCTTGGTGCCTCGTGCAACTGGGACCTTGCAGCCGTCGAGTTCCTCTTCCAGTCTTCGACTCCCCCTGTCGGTATCGGGGGCTACACCTCGTACACCTACGGCGACGATCCGACTCCGCTCGAATCGCTCCGTCCACCGGAAGAGATGCAGCGCGTCTGGGTGAACGACCGGCGCTACATGCAGGGGAGGCCATGAAGATTCACGTCAACATCCAAGGACAGGGCTACGCGAACGAGTTCGACGCGGTCTCCCACGAGATCATGGGACTTCCCGGTGGCACCTATCACGTCTTCAAGATCAGCAAGAACCGCACGATCTACATCAACGACTTCGGCATCAGAGCAGTGCAGATCGACACGATCTAGAAAGGCCACCCATGGCACGGATCATCTTCTTCGACGTCGAAACTCGCAAGTGGGCGCGGGACCTCCACGAGGACGAGCAACTCGGCTGGGACAAGCTCCGTCGCGGTGAGGGTGGCGCATCTGCCATCTGCCTCTACGATACGCGGGACAAGTGGGCCTATGCGTACGACGACCACACTGCGAAGCAGGCTGCTCAGCACCTTGAAGCTGCTGACCTTATTGTGGGTTTCACCAGTCGAGACTTCGACATCCCTGTCGTCGAGGGCCTCATCGGCCGGAAACTCCGCCTCAAGAGCACGTACGACATTTACACGGAGATCGCTCGCGCCAACGCAGAGCGAGGGCTGGTGGGTCGCAAGGGCGACTTCACTCTCGATGCCATCTCCAAGCGCAATCTCGGCCGAGGGAAGATCGACCATGGCTCCAACGCCAAGGCGCTCGCTCTCAGCGGCAACTGGGGAAAGCTCTTCAACTACTGCCTCGACGACGTGCATCTCACACGAGACCTGTTCGCACGCATCTGCCGAGACGGTGGCCTCAACAACTTGAACGGCAGCTTCCTGAACTTGCCGCCGCTTCCTGAATGGATCGTCGCCGAAATGGCGCGGGAGTAACTATGAGCACCATGACTCTTGAGCGTGCTGTTGGCGAGATCGCATTCCGCGAGCAGATCGTCAACATGGTCACGGACAACGTCCAGTGGAGCGAGTCGCAGTACTCTGGCGTGCGCCAGATGTACCCGCGTCTGTACGACCTCTGGCGTGGTACGTGGACGGCGCGCAACTCGCCACATCGCAACTCGGTCCACATCCCGCTGATCTTCTCGGCGCTCTGGGCAGATGCTGCCCGCAAGGCGGCAACCTCGCTGAACGATCCGAAGCCGATCAGTTTCTTCGGCTACGGCACGGACGACGAGCCCATCGCGCGCAAGCGTGAGTCGCTCTTCGCTGCGCAGCACAAGGACAACGACGGCTACCTGAAGGCAGTCGATCAGATGCTCGGCGGCTCGCTCTACGGCAACGCCATCAAGCAGGTCGGCTGGAAGCGCACGAGCGAGATGCGGATCATCGAGGCGGTGGATCGCATGCCCCTGTCGGGCAAGATCGTCCGCCAGATTCGCAAGGGCGAGGTCATCTCATTCGACGGCCCCGAGTCGCAGAATGTGGACCTGCTCGACTTCTTCCCGTGCCCCGGCTACCGCACGATCAAGGAGATGCCGTGGGTCGTTCGCCGGTACTTCCTCGATCTCGATGAGGTCCGTTACCTCGCCTCTGAGGGCATCTTCTCGAAGGCCGAAGTGGATCGCATGCTCCGCGAAGGTGGAGTCAACGCTGGCCCGAGTTCCCTCGTGGCTTCCGCGCGCCGGTTCCAAGCCCGAGTGGGTTCGGACGACGACACGCTTCGCTTCATGTCGAAGTACTCGCGCCCCATCGAGATTCTTGAGATGTGGGGCAAGGTCCCTTCCGAGCTTTGCCCGGACGGGGTCTACCAGCGGGTCATCACGGTCGCGAATCGTCGGTACCTCTTCCGCAACAAGCCGAATCCGTACTGGCACGGTCTCAAGCCGTTCATCAACTTCTCGCCTCAGCCGGACCCGCACTACTTCTACTCGCCCGGCAAGGCCGAGATCGTCGCGAAGCTCCAGATCGTCGCGAACCGCTACGTCAACCAGTCGCTCGACGCTGCGGACCTGATGATCGACCCGATGTGGTTCTACGACCGTGGAGCGAACCTCTCGACGAGGAACTTCTACAGTCGCCCGGGCAAGCTCGTTCCGGTCAACGGCAATCCGAATCAGGTCGTCGCTGCTCTTCAGCCGCCGACTCAGGGCCTCACGGTCGCCGACAACAAGGTCGGTCAGATGCGCGAGGCACTCCAGATGGGCACCGGTATCGTGGACGACGCAGTCGCAGGCCTCAGCGGTGACAGCCGCCAGACGGCACGCGAGTTTCAGGGTCGTCGCGAAGCTGCCGGTACGCGCCTTCTGCTTGAGTCGCGCTTCTTCGAGGAGCAGTCCTTCGAGCCTGAAGCGAACATGTTCATGGCCCTCGACCGTCAGTTCCTCGAACTGCCTGTTCAGGTCATGATCCTCGGTGATGGCGCGACGGTTGACCCAGTCACTCGTCTGCCGATTCCGAACAGCCACGAGACTCTCGACGGATACGACCTCGTCGCGAACTACTCGGCGCGAGCGCTCGGTTCGACGATGGCCCTCTCGAAGGGCATGCGTCAGGACCACCTTCTGCAACTCCTCAACGCGATGGCTTCTCCACTGGGTCAGAGCGCGATGGGCCAGATCAACTCGATCAACTTCTTCCGAGGCATCTTCCGCGAGTTCGAGATTCCGAACCTCAACGAAATCTTCTCGGGCAACCCGATGCTGAACGGAATGGTTCAGCAGCAGGGCGGACAGGCTGGGCTCGCAGGAGTCCCGACGTCCGGTCAGATCGTGCAGGGTCAGGGCATCCCGTCGATGCCGGGCGAAGCGGCACAGGGGAGCGCACAGGGTCTCCAGATGCCCGTCAACATCGGGCAGCAGCGTCTCTCGCCCATGGCGGCGTAGAAAGGCTACTACATGAGCGACCTGAAGAAGGTCTTCAACATCAGCAAGCTGACTGACCATGAACTCGGCTGCGTGGAGTTCGTGCTCAACTCGCCTGCATATCAGGACGTGTTCAAGCCGTACCTCGAAAACATGCGGGACTCGCTCAGCCTCGCCCTCCTCGACAGAGGTAAGGTGCGACGTGAGGAGTACCCCGATGACTTCCTCGCGGGAGGCATCGTTGCGATCAAGGGACTGCTCGAACTGTTCGAGCACATCATCAACGAGACTCGCATCGAGCGGATCGACAACGCCCAGCAGACACTGAGCGCAACGAGCCGTTACGACGTGGAGCAGCGATCCGGCCAGCACGACCCGATCCTTGGGGCGAACGAGCCAATCGTTGATCCCGACAATCCTCGTTACGAGACGGCTCCCGGCGACATTCGGCCGGAGGATGACTACTAATGCCAGCGAAGAGCAAGGCACAGTTCAAGAAGATGTTCGTGCTTGAGAAGGAGGGCAAGATTAGTTCTGCCACTCGTCACGAGTTCACGGACACCACGGATTACGAGAGACTTCCTGCTCGTAAGAAGCCCCCACGGGGGAAGAAGCACTCCAAGTAGCACCCACCTCGACAAGGCGACAACCGTCAGTCGAGCGCCGAAAGGCGAAAGGAACTGAATCATGGCAGACGAGCAGGGTAGACCTCAGACTGAACACGAACTCACCCGTCTCCTCGCGCAGACTCTGGTTGCGCGCGAAGTGATGGAACCGATGGAAAAGATTGGCTGGGCCTTCGGGACCCCGCCGCCCCCCGGACAGGCGGACAACCCGCCAGCGCCGGGTGGAGCACCACAGCCGGTCCCTGCCTCGACCCCTGTTGCGACGACCGCAGCAGCCGAGGGAGCACCGGCACAGGCGAACGTGCCTACGGCACCTACCGAGATCGACTGGGAAGCCCTGAAGGACCCGAAGTCTGGGCTCTACGCAGGGAAGTACCAGACGAAGGAAGAGGCTGCACGAGGCATCGGACACGCCGTCAACATGGCGAAAGATGTGATGACGCAGAACGCATTGCTCCAGCAGGAGTTGGACCGCGTTCGTGGTGAACTCACTTCCCGCCAGACTCAGCCCGGTGCATCCCCTGCACCGGCTCCTTCATCTGCGCCATCTGCTCCGGTGTCACGACCGGATGTGGATGCGGCGCTTGCCAACTTCGGCGCGGTGCTGTCCGATGTGGCTGAGAACGGTGGCGTTCTCGATGAAGACGCAGCGAAGCGGCTGGAGCGGAGCCTTCGTGAGGCGACCGTTGCTGCTGCCAGAGGTGCTGCTGAGGACGCCCTCAACTCTCGCGAACGTGCGAAGAACGAGGACGACGCAGCTTGGAATGCTGTGGATGACTTCATGACGAAGAATCATCCCGACGCGTCCAAGTTTGCGGACGAGATCGGTCTGTTTGTTCAGACCAACCCGCTGATCGACAAGGCTATCAAGGCCTTGGTGGCATCGGGGGACCGCGTGGCAGCAGCGGAGTTCGCATGGGTCGAGTACGACAAGGCCCGTGGTACCGCTGGAGTGCAGGCTACGCTGGCCGCTGCGACGAATACGGAGATTCGTATGGAAGCGGCCGATCAGGTTCGGAAGGAGGCGGTTGACGCTGCCCGCAAAGACGCGGGCGTCATCTCCTCCTCTGCTGGAGGTGTCCATGAAGCCACGCAGACGGCCCCGTCTCAGAGCGAGATCGAGGCAGCGGCTGCTGGCATGCGTGCGTACGGCGCGCAGCCCGGAAATCCGGCTGCTGCTGCATGGCGCAGGATGGTCATCCCGCTTGACCCGAAGGTCTTCGGCAACTAGCCGAAGCCTCAACAATGCCTCCTCATGAGGCGAGGGATCAGTAATGCCCGGTACTACCACGTATAATTTCCAGACGTACACCTTTGGTGGCTCGGACCTCAAGTCCGGTGTCATCAAGGAAGACCTTCTGGAGCAGATCACCAACATCGACCCGTGGGAGACGCCGTGGGTTTCGCAGGCACCGAAGGTTACTGCGAAGCACGTCTATCACCAGTGGCTCACCGACACGCTCTCGGCGCAGGACTTGGCCGGTGCGAAGGAAGGTGCGGACTGGGCGCTGGACACCACCACGTCGCCTGCACGTCAGTTCAACATCACGATGATCCTCCGCAAGGACATCGGTATCTCCGAGACGGAGCGTGCCGTTGACACCGCAGGTTTTCAGGATCACTACGCGTACGAGGTGCAGAAGGCGACCAAGGAGCTTGCAATCAAGCTCGAAAAGGTCGTGTTCGGCGCGCTCACTACGGCGACGGGTGCCTCTGGCACTGCTCGCGTGATGAAGGGCTTTCAGGCGATGATCGTCACCAACACGGCGTACGCTGGCAGCAATGCTGGCGCTCCCTCGGCGGGTAACGCAACTGCCGACGGTCAGCTTGCGGTCGGTGACTTCAACGACATGCTCAACACCATCTTCACGGCTGGTGGCAACCCCGAGCAGGTCTACGTGTCGCCGAAGGTCAAGCGTCAGATCAGCGCCTTCACGGTCGCTGGTGCGACGTCCGGTACCCCGCACGCGCGCAACATCGCGGCTGTCGAGAAGAAGCTCGTCTCGGCAATCGACTTCTACGACTCGGACTTCGGTCTGATCCAGATCGTTCTGGATCGCTGGGTTCCTGAGTCCACGAACACGGTCACGGCTACCGCTTCGGCGACTGCCACGGGTGGACAGATGTTCTTCCTCTCGCGTGCAGTCAACCGTCTGGCGTGGCTGCGTCCGATGAACCATCAGCTTGTCGGCCGTCGTGGCGACTCGGTTGCTGGTTACGTCGTGGGCGAGGTGACGCTCGAAGTCCTGAACGAGAAGGCTGACGGCCGTATCCTGTCGGTCAACAACAAGTCGAGCGTGACCTAGTAGTCACGTTCGCATCCGGTGGGGGTGGGGCTTCGGCCTCACCCCACACTGCTCTCTGGAGGTAACATGGCGAATCCTGCAAAGGACATGATTCTCTTCCCGTCCGGTGGAATGTCGGCCGAGGACATCGGCGACTCTCAGGTGCAGAAGCCTGCTCTGGATGCAGTCGCCGGGGAAGGCAAGGCAGATGGTGACCTTCCGTCGATCCCGGGTGTCTCGGGTTACGGCGAAGGCCCAGCAGTTCGGAAGACCTATCAGGCTCCGAAGAGCGACAGCAACTGTGCTCCGGGCAAGACGGGTGCCGACTCGAAGGGGAGTTACTAGCATGGCAGACAAGCCCTACGCGCCTCGTCGGAATCCGGCGAAGGCGCAGATGGCCCGCGTCGGCAACTACGTCGCTCCAGTCGATACGACTGGGATGGATGAGGCGATGAAGCAGACGATGGGCATCGGCGTGAAGCCGAAGCCGAAGCCGAAGAAGAAGTCGTTCATGGACAACCTCAAGTCCATGATCGGAATGAAGTAACCAAGCGAAAGGGGACCCCCATGGCAGATGCACATGTGAAAATGCAGCGGATCAAGCGAGCCAACCGCAACAAACTGGATGTGCTCGGCTCCGCGCTCAATCCAGAAATCCTCCATGCGCGGGTCCCCCGCCTCGCGGAAGCAGCCGAGGGAAGGCAGGAATACAAGAACCTTCTCGAAACGGTCTCGAAGCTGGGGGCGCACTGTCGTGCGAACGGCTTCGATCCTACCCGAACCTTCCAGCATGTCGCGCAGATCGACCAGTCGGTCTGGGCAGTCATCCTCGAAGTGTTCGCCAAGTACGACTACGAGACCGGTGAACTGATGGACGACGGCCTTCTCTACCGGACGGAAGTCAAGCCGAATGGTGAGTCGGTCCTCAGGCTGAACCGCGATTTCTTCTACACGCTCATCGGACATCTCGAAGCCTCGGGCTATCCGTGTGACATGCGCTCGAAGATCAAGCTCAACTAGAAAGGACCAGACATGGCCCGCGACGATCAGTTCTTCATCTGGACCCACAACTTTGCCGTGGGTCGGCACGCTTGCTCGTACTACCGCATCGAAGTTCCACTCACCCAGATGACGAAGCAGGGCCTCGCCCTCGTCTACGAGGACACTGGAGATGGCCGTGAGGACTCCGCCATCGCGCTGATGTACTCCGACATCATGCACCAGTACTCGCTCGCGGGTGAGAGCACGCTTCATCGGCACCGCTCGATCCAGCGCCGAAACCCGGCTGAGCACAACGGACAGATCATGTACCCGCCCGCGATCATCTACGACTCGGACGACAACACGGACTTCGTCCATCCGTTCAACTCGACGTACGCCCACCTTGGCTCGCGTGCCTACCCGGACGCCCACCTTCTGGAGCCGGGCGACGTCATCCAGTACGACGATCCTGATGGCAACCCGGTTGATCTCTGGGTCGATCAGGAGACGATGTACAACGGGACACTCTTCGACATCGGCCGGAACCTCCAGCAGATGAAGATTCGCCACACGATCATCCGGGAAGCTCACGGCGCTACCGCATCTACGCGTGCCCTCGCGAGCTATTACAAGGACGTGATCGGCCAGAAGAACACGTACGTCTTCCCGAACACCATCGTGCCGGAGCACTTCGAGCACTACGAGGTTGTGCGGAAAGACCAGAGGGTTCGCATCCTCTGGCAGGGCTCGAACAGTCACTATGTGGACTGGTATCCCCTGCGTGATGCGCTCAAGCAGATTTGCGAGAAGTACAAGGACAAGATCACCTTCGTGATCTACGGTGAGAGGTTCCCGTGGATTCACAACTCGATCCCGGACGACATGATCGAGCATCACCCGTGGACTCTCTACGAGGCGTACAAGCTGAAGCGCGGGCTCCTGAACGCCGACATCAACCTGTGCCCTCTCGTGGACAACGTCTTCAACCGCTGCAAGTCCGCCATCAAGTGGTACGAAGCCTCGATCTGGGACAAGCCGGAAGCTACGCTGGCCCAGAGGACCGAGCCGTATCACGAGATCGAGGACAACGTGACTGGCCTCCTCTTCTCCAACGACGTCGAGTTCGTCGAGAAGCTCTCGCTCCTCATCGAGGATGCGGACCTTCGCAAGCGACTCGGTGCGGAGGCGAAGAAGTGGGTCCTGAAGAATCGCACCCCCGAGCGCACGATCCCCGGGTTGTTTGAGTTTTATGAGGACGTACGTAGCCGTCAGAAGCGTGACCTCGGGGGATCACTCATCAAGCCCGCAACGATGGATGATCTTCGTAAACTGGAATTACCTGTGAGGTAGTATGGGCCGTGACAGGGAGAAGAACAAGAAGAGCATGTCTCGTTGGCGGTCAGACAACCGACAGTACGTACGAGACTACGCACGAGCGTGGCGCTACAGCATCACTATCGCCGAACTGCATGTGCTAGAGAAGACCCATGGTGGACGTTGCGGCCTTTGTGGGGACAAACCCTCGATTGAGGGGCGAGATAAGCGGACTCACAGCCTACATGTTGACCATGACCATGTGACCGGGAAGGTCCGTGGACTCCTTTGTCAGAAGTGTAACCTCGCACTAGGATACCTTCGTGACTCTCCAGAACTCGCCGAGATGGCGGCTGCCTATCTGCGGAGGTACTCTTCGTGTCAATGACCAACGTCAACGCGAAACTTTATATCGCCGGGATCGTCGGTGGCCGTGCTTCCCAGCAGGTCATCGACACGGCAGCGGAGATTCTGCTCCGCGCCTATCAGGACTGGCAGAACGCTCGCTTCTGGCGCTTCCTCCTGAAGGACACCTCGGCCACGACTCCCGTCACGGGCTGCACGGCTACTGGCGCATCGGCTTCGGTCAATGCTCCCAGTGCAGGCGCATTTGACTTTGTCAACGTCGGCCAGACGGTCACCATCTCGGCCGGTACCGCTACGCTGGCTGCGAACACGACCGTGTCTAGCGTCACGCGAGGGAGCGACGGAGTTGTAACGTCGATCACCCTGTCGGCAGCATTCGGCGGGACGACCAACGTGAATGCTACGCTGACCTTCTCGGCCGACATTCCGGTTCTTGTAGGCGTGGACGAGTACAACCTGCCGAACGACTTCAACTCGGCGTACACGGCACTCCTGACTCGTGACCCGAAGGGCAAGCTCCAGTACATTGACCAGAAGCAGTGGGACATGTATCAGGACGATCAGACGGTCCAGCTTCCCGTTGACGGGTACATGACGTACAACCCCGTCTCGCCCGCCACGCAGAACTACGGTACGCAGCGCCTGAAGCTCGTTGGGTTGCCTGCCGCAGTGAACACGCTCCGCCTTCGATACTACCGCCGCTTCATCACGAACGGCACCTTCATCGACATGCCGGACGAGTTCCTCTACCAGTTCCTCGACTACGCACGCGGGCTCTACCTCGCTGCGAAGCGGGCACAGGACGACCCGGGCAGCTTCATCTCTGGAGTCACTGACGCCTTCGTTGGTGCTCAGCAGACGGATGAGGAGCCGGATGATGACGAGGAGCAGCGGATCAAGTCGCCGTACGAGCGGAGCGGATCGCGTCCCATCGTCGGCAACGGACAGTTCTCCCCTTGGCCTTTTGAATAGAGGTTCCTATGCCTGCTCCCATCACTGAGTTCTTCAACGCTGGCATCGTCACTGCACGTCACTCTGGCCTGCTGAATCCCGGCGAGCTTCAGCGTGCAGACGACTGTGTCTACCGCGACAAGGACCCTGCGATCTGGCGGGCTCCGGGTCGAGTGGGCCTGAACGCAACCGCACTGGGTGGAGGTACGGCCGTCAAGGGCCTCTTCCACGCTCCGTACGAACGGAACCGCACGGATCAGCTTCTCGCCACGGCAGGCACCGCAATGTACCGTAGCAACATCACTGCGGCGGCACTCGGCGTCATCGACGCCCTGAGCTTCGTCGAGGTCGGTGGCCCGAAGCAGATTGCAGGCACGGCGACCGGTACGGCGTACGTCGCAACGACCGGCTTCCCGTACCTCGCCGACGTGGTCGGAGCCAAGGTCTACGGTGTGGACAACGCAGGCACCGTCATCCCCGCTGGCACCTACGTGGTGGCAGTCTCGAACCAGTCCGGCTCGACGGGGCACTACAACACGGTGACCTTCTCGAATGCGCTCACGAACAATGGTGCGACGACGCTCTCGTTCGACTATGGTTGCGTGGAGACGTTGGAGGATAGTCCCTCTGGTACGGGTGCTGAAATCCTCGACGGCGCGCAGTACGGCGCAGCTTACTACGTGTGGTTCGGTCACGGCACCCCGCAGCGCCTCTCGTGGCGTGGTCGTCCGACCATCGCTGGCGTCGGCTTCGACGACACGCTCGTCATGCGTCCAGTCGGCCTCGACGCGGTGCGTCAGGCTCCGACTCTCACGGAAGCGAGCGATGCGACGTACTCGTGGAATCCGATCCTCGGAACCGGCTACTACTGGTTCCTCATCACGGAAATCTTCGCACCGGGTGGAGACGTTGCAGCCGCTGAGAAGGACCCTGCGCTGAACGGTGAGATCGTGGAGAGTGCGTACCTCGCGCCCGATCCGACGTCCCTCGACCCGTCGCAGGCCATCGGTCGTCCTATCGCGGTGAACGTCACGGCAACTTCAGGCAAGGCTGTGCAGATCGTCTTCCCGGCCGTCACGAACACGGGTGTTGTCGGCCGCCTCGCGAACAACTGGGGCGTCTACATGTACGGCCCGACGCAGGACGGGCGCACTGCTCCCTCGCTGGCTCAGTTCCGGCGTGTGGCGACGTACGCCATGACGCAGTACACCGCTGGTCTGACGAAGATTCTGACTGAGACGACGCTCGCGCCGCAGTTGAAGTACCCGACGACCCGTGCGACGGACGACGGTGGAGCCGAGTTCTCCAGCCCAGCCAACATGCTCGGAGCCCCGGACTACCAGACGGGCTTTGCAAAGTCGGGCTCAGGTGCTGACGCTCCGGGCACGAACAACGGTGTCGAGAAGCTTTCGGGTTACGGCTTTACGACCTCGGGCGCGTACGCGACCGCAGTCATCGTGGGCATTCAGGCGCAGATCACCTGCAACGCTGACAAGAGCGGTAACACGGGCGATCAGGCGGGCTACTACGTCCACCTCGATACGTCTGCCAAGCACACGCCACGTCTTCTTCAGGTTGCTGACCTCTACCGTACGATGTACGTCGGTGGTCCGCTCGACACCCTTGGAGTCGCGTGGGTCGTGGGTGACCTCTCGTCGATCTCGGTGACCGTCGGTAAGACTGGTACCGCCTCGAAGCAGCGCCTCTCGGTCGATGCTGTCGGCCTGAAGGTCTTCTTCACGGGTGGTCAGATCAACCTCAACGGCCCAGCCTACCGCGTCGTCACGTTCCGTGACCAGATCGGTCTCACGGTCTCTGAGCCGGTGAACCTGCCGATGCCAGACTGCTCGACTGGCTGCTTCTTTCAGGGCAGTCTCGTGTGCAACGACCTCTCGGACGAGACGGCAATCCGGTTCTCACTCCCGGGGCGGCCGGAAGCGTTCCCGAAGCCGTACGTCATGCGATTCAATTTGACCAAGAAGCGCGACCGAGTGAAGTACGTCAACACGCTCCAGCAGTACCTGATCGTGGGTCTGGAGAACAGCATCGAGCGAGTCGGCTACCTCCCGAGGGAGACCGACACTGATCTCGAATCTGGGCTTTCGCACGAACCACTCGCGTCGGACCACGGCATCCCCGGACCAATGGCGGCTGTCCGCTTCGACATGCCGGGTGCGGGTACGTATCTCGCGTACGCCAGCCTCGTCGGCCCGTTCATGACGAACGGAATCAACGTGTCTCCTCTCTCGAACTCGCTCGACTGGGCTGCCCTTGTCAAGACGTCGGCACTCAGCACTTGCGTCTTTCGGTGCTACCCGAAGGAGAAGTGGCTGGTCCTGTACTACTGCCCGTCCGGCGCAGCGCACAACATGAATACCCGTGCGGTCGTGTTCCACTATCAGGCCGACAAGATCAAGGATGGTGGGACGCTTCCGGTGACTGGTCCGTTCGTCGTTTCAGGTCGCTCGGTTGCTGAGGTGAACGCCAACGGTCTGTCGTATCTGGTTACTGGGCACGAGACGAACGGCAAGGTGTATCAGGAGGATCGCGGACTCACGGTGCCCTCGGGCTATCAGGTCCGTCTCAACGACGACACTGGGATTGGAGATGGCAAGGCTGCCTCGGGAGTGGACGTCACCATCGTCCCCTTCATCCGTACTCGCAAGATGTACGCCGACGGGATCGAGCGGGACATGCGGGCACAGCGTGTGCTCCTCCTCTTTAGTCCATACGGCACGTCCAGCAGCGTCACCTGTTCCACCACGGTCAACTCGACCACGGTCACGTCGTCCGCTGGGTTCGGCTCCATCGTTCCCGGTATGCGCGTGCAGGGTTCTGGGCTC